CATTGAGTCGCTCAGCCCTTTCGTTGTGGGGGAGATGACCCTCATCAATATACATCTTCGGTTCCTTAGCGAACACATTAAAGCGTCCGCCATCTTCGGTGGTGGTGGTCATTTTTTAACTTTAAGTTGAGTGGTGTTCTTTTTAGTTTTAGGTTTTGGCTTAGAGCCATACTTATCAGACCAACGCTTAGCCACCTCTGGCTCATTAGCCCAGAGGTAGCGGCGCTGCTTTTCAGATTTGAAAGGCATTACTTCTTCGCAGTCTTAGCGGACTTAAGGAAGGCAGCAGTGGTAGGAGCACCTTTGCTGCCAGGCTTCCTCATTGTTTCACCAGACCCACGCTTAATCCTTTCACGTTTCTTATGGATGTTAGCGTAGAGTCCAGGTTTCATTTTTGAACCTGGTTAGGGTTACGTGATTTGTCACCCTTGATAGGGATCTTAGCTTTAGCAGCGGCAGAACGGAACGCTGCACTGGATGCTACTTTCTTCACATCCAGATTGCAGGTACCTTTCATCAGCGTCCCCGCTTCTGAGCAGAGCGCTTGTTACCAGCGAACTTAGCTTTGCCAAGTGCTCGCTCCATACCTTCAGACTCATGACGGCGTGCCTTCATGGACTGCTTCTTCTTGCCATTGCGTGCACCCAGGGAGTCATCGAGGCGTGCGTTGTAACCTTGCTTTTTCATGATAGAAAGTGTAAGTAAATCCAGTTTTAATACCCAGGTCCGAGTCACCAATATCCCAACCATCGTCAGAGATAATAGCGAACTCACCATAGGCATCGACTTTGTCGGACAGTGCTACAGTAGCACCAACCTTACCGGACACCTTGGACTCAGTGCCGGAGCCATCAACGAACTCCAGAGCAGGACCACCCTGGACATACCAGGTAGCCTTCTCACCCAGCTCACCTTCATAACCCACGTGCTTTTCAACGAGGGTTGAGGTGTAGTCACCGGCAGAGAAACCAGAGTTAGCCTCGACATTCACATAAGGACCGGCGAGGACGGGAGCTGCAGCGAACACAGCGGCGGTGGAAATAAGGATGGTTTTCATTATTCAAAGAAAGTGTTAGAAATTTCAAGACGTTGGGCAATCTCTGCACGGTAGGCAGGATCTTTATCATAGCGTGGGTCCGACATAGCTTCGACGACCTGAGCTTGGGAACGGAAAGGTTGGATACCGCTAACGTCAGGAGCGTTCCTACCCGAGAGCATCCGTCCCTCGTAACCTACGTTCTCTTGATACGTAGCCATGAGTCCAGCCACCACTAATTGAATGGCAGCTGGGTCAGCACTATCTATAATAGAATCGTAGGCTTCAATGTATTGGGCATCAAGATTTTCTCCTGCCCAGCCGATGAGGTTTTGGTAACTCTCCTCCCCACCGGCAAAGTTCTTAATGGAATCAATTTCATAAGGATCAAGGTCAGCGACTGAAGACTCAGTCATGTCCATACCAAGTTTAATCAATTCATCTGCGTCTAAGTTCTCCGCCAGAGCTTGGATGGTCTCTTCAGTTAGAGCACCATACTCGTCAATCTCATCTTGGATAATGTTATAGACTTCGGGGGTTAATTCAAGTGCAGAGTCTTCATCATCGTAGTACTCATCTTGTTCATCGTAGTACTCACCTTCTTCCTCTTCCTCATAATCTTCCCCACTTTCCTCACCCATCTTCTGTTGAAGATTAAGGTAGGCTTGCTCAAGCTGCTCAGCATTCTCATACTTACCAGCGAGCATCCTGTCTTCAGCTTCAGCTAGTTGCTCACCAACTTGGAGAGAGTCGAGTTCATCAGCTGAGAACTCACCAGCATCTACGTCTGTAGGATCGTATGTAATTTCTGCCATTACTTAATACCTTTAGCAGAGATTACACGGAGGTTGCCGAGACCTACTGTCTCAACAAAGTCAGGGTCACGACCAATGCGAGAGTCACAATGCTGTTGCATTGCCATCTTGCCATTGTTCTTATCGATCTGACGTTGGTCTTCAGTCTGTTGCTCTGCAACCACTGGACCTTTTGGATTAGTTTTAGGCGGGACCCGCTTCTTGGGCTGCCGCTTCATCGGTTGATTCATTTACTAGTTCTTCATTAAGGGCGGGGTTTTTGCTAGGATCATTGATCGGTGCCGATGCCAACTGACCTTGTTGTTTAGTAAGTTCAAGTTGTTCTTGCATCTGCATGTTCTGTTGCTTCTCTTGATCCAACTGTTGTTGGGTCTTGATCAGGTTCAGAACGTCAATGCCCTGAGCCGCAGCTAGTCTCATAATATACTCATTGCCATTCACATACTGTTGGATTGCTTCTGGACCCATGGTCTGAGCAATGGTAGTAAGGAATGCGGTGAGCTGTTGGAAGTCTTGGCCGCGGCCAATAGCATTAATGCCAGCCACAACTTGTGGCCGCACTAGATCTTTAGGAATCTTAGGAAGCTGACCACTACGCTGGAGCACCACCATAGTACGCTTCAAATAAGGTACGAGGAACTCGCTAGTCATCAAGCTGAACAATCCCCCCAGGGACTGCTCCAGTTCTAGCTGAGTAAGTCGTACCTCTTCTGCTGTAGTACGTTCAGACTGCCTCACATTGAGGATCATGAACGCTTCTTGTAGTCGCTGAGTCAACTGACCTATCATATCATAGGCAGTCTTAAAGTCAGCGGTCTTTCCAACCTGGACAACACCGACATCATCAGGTCGTCCTTGTACAATAGCACCATTGGGTGCGTCTTGTAGGGTTTGGGGTTTAGTCGTTGAGGATGGAGACACAAGGAACACAACCTTAGCAGCTGCTGAGCTGCCTTCAGTGATGGCTTGGGTCAAGGCTTCCAAGGCTCTAAAGTCTCCTAGGAATTCCTCTACCCTACCACGTCCATAGTCTTCACCATCCACCACGTTATAGCGCAGGGGTATCCACGGACTCGCGTCTTTTGGCGCAGTGCTTCTCGACCCAGGCAAGATCCTATCGAATACTTCCTGGTGCCATACCCACTGCGTCCTCCGTTTGTCCATGCGTACGTAAGTGTACACCTCGACTTCATCTGCGTTAGTCCCTGAGATAACACCTAGGGTCTCATTAGATACCGGGTTAGGTTTTTCGTCTATGAAACCAGGAGGTAGATCGGGCGCAAGGACTGAGCGAGCGATCAATTCTTTTGTTACAATCTCTACTACATTACCATCACCATCACGGTTGATTACAAACCTATTGAGTGGGAAGTTTTTCATACCATCCTTACCCATGTAGAGTAAGGCATTACCACCAACAATCAGATGCTTAAAGGCAGCATGAATGACTACCCTATCGTTCTGGTTGTTGATGTAATCCATGATCATCCTCTCAATCTTAGAGAATGATAGATCAAGTTCACTGCGAATGGTAGGATCCATCTCTGCACCCAGTTGATCATCACGTACTTGTAGTTTAAAGAACGTGGTCTGGGGTGGGAGGACACTAAGCATCAGCTTGGCAGCTAGATTAGTGACGCACTTAGCGCCGACTGACTGCCACGGTGTGATGAGACGTTTGTGTGTCTCAGTGTAATCACTATCGTATTTGATGAGGTAAGGCAGAGTAAGGTGTGAAGCTTCACGAGCAACCGTTAGGAATTGTGAGCGGGTGCCACGTAGAGTCTCGTATCTTTCTCTTGCGATTCCCATTAGATGTTCACGCCTCCACTCTTGGCTGAACCAGCACCGCCCACACTAGGTCCAGTAGAGGGATCAATTCTCAATGAACCAGTACCTTGGGCAGCTAGTTTATTCTTACGCTTACTGCGCTTCTTGATCTTTAGGTTGTCACCATCCTTACTCAGTGTCTGCGGAGGAGGTGCAGGTTTGATTGGCTTGGGCGGGGGAGGTGCGGCTTTAGGTTGTGCTTTTGGTCCATAGGTACGAGCTGCATTAGCCAGGGCTGTTGCACGACGGTTATCACCTTGTGGTACACTGTATCTGATGGCATCAATCTCAGACATGCTATACCCTTTGTCGAGTAGAGTCTGGATTGACGCATTAATTGTAGAAGTACTTGCCATTTTAATTCATACGTTGTTGGAGCCATTCAACGACAGACCTTTGACCAGCTTTGTACATGATGGTCTCGATACTATCGGTAGGGCTAGGTGTTACGGGTGGAAAGTAGCTATCAAGTTCTGCGATGATAGCGTTAGCTTGCATGCCGAACACTTCTAGCGTCCTGACTTCATGCGTATTGGGGGAGGTTGACATTGTTATGCTCGAAGAACGCCGGCATTCTAGCTGACTTGGTCACGGAAAGCTGAGG